GCAGCCTGTATAATTTTATCCACATTATTTTTCCTTCCGTAGCTTGATAATTAAAGTATAATACTGACGTGATGTACTGTCAAGAACTATTTTAAAATATCTTTAACTATGCTTGACATACTATAATTCCTAACATTTGTTTATAAAGGTTTTCGATTCCTCGACGCTATTCTGTACCAAAGTTAGGAAACGTCATCTGTTAGGTTTTCTGTATGTTGTAACTTCCAATAAATCAACTCTTTATATCATTCCTTACATTCTAACTCTTGTTTGTTGTTAACTTAAAAAAAAGTTATATTAATATGGGGGAATATTGCGCCAAGTTTTTATTTTTAAGTGTAAGGGGTGTTAGGAATGTTAAACTATTGCAAGGGAATCACTTCCGCCTTACACTTCTCCTAACACAAGTCATGTTAGGAATTGATTTCACGCAAGTTTTTTGAATATAAAAATGTTATAACTGTTGAGATTCGCTCTACCTCGAAACGTGAAAAGAAAATGGCACGTTTCACGCATTCCACGCAATAGCAATTTGTCATAAAGAGATGACGGGTTTAATTTACGAAACGTGGAAACTTTTGAGCGGTTCCGCCCGTTTGTGTGGGTGGTATGGCCTGCTTTGTAGTTAACATAAGTTTTATTATAGGAAGTGCTATTGCAAGCCATTGTAATCACTATGCTTATGATATGGATTTTCTGTAGTTAACATAACATAACGATATTATAGGAAGCTGCTATAATAATATGACTGTTATTAATATTATTTTATAAGATAGCCCCCCCCCCACACCTAAAAGGCTTGGGCAATCGTTGTGTTAAGGTACCCCCCTTTTCCACGTGAAATTAAAAAACCATGATATTTATTTTTAAATATCACCAGGGAAAAAAATATAATATAATTTTTTGACGAAAAAAAAATAAATAAAATAATTATTGTAGGTTCATCAAAATACGCTATATATTGTATGTAGGTAAGCGGTTGGTACTACGAGTAAAAAAAAGACGTTAAAGAATATAATCGCGATAAAAGGAAAACATGTTATTAATTGATCCCATAACATTAAAACTGCAAGTCGATAATTATTTTGAGCAGGTAAGAAAGAACGGGAAGTTTACGATAGGTGTGTACGAATATGAAGAAGAGTATCCGACGTTGAGTGGTTTAGCGATATTTTTAGGGTTTACGTCGACGAGTCAGTTTAAGAAGTACCGTGAGAATCCAGAGTATACGGATGCGATAGACAGTGGGTTATTGCGGATAGAGCATCAGTACGAGAAGAAGTTTCAAGAAGGGGTAGCGAATGCGAAGATAGCGTTAAAGCGATTTGATAAAGAGTGGGACGATACGACGGAGATGAAGCACAGTTTCACGTTTGCAGATATGGTAAAGAGGATCAGTGAGAAAGACGGATAATATCGACGAGAACGAAGACGACGAGCGTAAAAATATTTTACACAGTGACGATTATTATTTAACGCCGTGGACGGAGATGGTTAATTATTTATAATTCCCGTCGAGATAAGATACGATGACGCCTGCAGATATAATTACGAGATATAAAAACGATCCGATAGCGTTTTTTATTGAAGTATTAGATGTAAAGCCTGAGCATGTGTGGGGGAAGATGCGCGAGGTTGCGGAGTCGGTGTTGAGTAATCAGTTCACGGCGGTAAAGGCTGGTAATTCGTTGAGTAAGTCGTATACGGTGTCAAGGTTAGCGTTATGGTTTTTATATTGTCATTATCCGTCGACGGTGATAACGACAGCTCCGTCGCACAATCAGGTTGAGAGTATTATCTGGAAAGAAATTGCCGAGGCGCATGCGTTAGCGAAGGTACCGCTCGGTGGCGAGATGTTAAAGACGAGTTTGGATTTACAGAAAGCAACGAGTGGCAGGAAATGGTTTGCCGTGGGGTTTTCGACGAAGCCAGACACAGTTACCAACCAAGCGACCCGTCTACAGGGGTACCACAACGAGAATGTTCTGGTAATTCTCGACGAAGCGGCTGGTATCCTGCCAGAAATCTACGATGCGGTAATGAAACTGCTAACAACCCCGAAACAGAAACTGATAGCGATTGGAAACCCCACGATTGCGCACGGTAATTTCGTTGATTGTTTTAAGGATAAGAAATTTAATAAGATAACGATTAGTGTATTGGACTCGCCGAATTATATTGAAGGAAAAGAAATTATTCCTGGTTTATCAGGACGTGAGTTCGTCGAGCATGTAAAAGATAAGTGGGGAGAGACGAGTAATTATTATAAAGCGATGGTGTTAGGTGAAATTCCCGACGAGGATGTTGACGCGTTGTTGCCGTTAGCGTGGATTGAAAAAGCCGAAGGGAAGAAGGTAGATCACTACTTCGGATATTTAAAACGATTTATAACGTGGGACGTGGCAGACGGGGGGGAAGACCTGCATGTTATTAAAGCTTGGGAAAATACTACGGAAATTGATTCAGTGGAAGTGCAAGGAAAAAAAGTCGAAGAAGTCGAGCCACAAGTCTGGCGCATGCTGCGCAAGGTGGGCGGGAATGCTATAATCGTCGACGGAGACGGGATTGGAAGAGTGGCTGTTTCTCTCTTAGAGCAGAGTAAAGATAAAGCGGTAAAGATTATTCCGTTTTATGGCAGCGATAAGAATGTAAACGAGCCAGAGACGTTTGAGAATAAGAGACACGAAGCTGCGTGGCAGATGAGGAATTTATTTGAGAAGGAGATAATTTCTATATCGAATATTCCCGAGCAGAGAGAAGAGTTAGCGTCGATTAAGTTAACGCTGCATAGGAAAGGTTATATTGCCGTCGAGAAAAAGGCAGATTTAAAGAAGAGGATAGGCCGGTCGCCGGATAGAATGGACGCGATAATGATGATGGCAGGAATGATTGACGAAGTTCCGGCGTTAGATAAAGAAAAAAAGAAACGGTATGGTTGGCGTAACTGGAAAAACAGGTTATATAATTTTACGCCGGAGACGGTATGATAAAAATAAATAAAATATTTAAAGATTTAAAATACTCGTCGCAGAAACTGAGTAAGTTGCACAGACAGATTAAAGAAGATTTTAAGTTTGCGCAAGGGAAGCAGTGGGAAGATAAAGACGTCGAGACGTTACGTCAGGCTGGAGTTAAAGCGTTAACGATAAATAAAATCAAGCCGATTATAAAACTCGTGACGGGGCTTGAGCGTCAGTCGAAGAGTGATTATACAGCGTTTCCCGAAGGAGGCGAGGATTTAGTAACTGCGGATATAGCCACACGGTTAATGAAAAATGTCGTAAAGAACAGTTCGGCTGCGTTAAAGATGTCAGAATCGTTTAAGCATGGCGTGATTGGCGGAATGTGTTTTATTGAACCGTATATTGACTACTCGTTCGATTTAATAAATGGCGATTTAAAGTTTAAGAAGATCAGTGGCGGTGATGTTTATTTCGACCCGGATTTCCAGGAGTATGATTTAAGCGATTGTAAGTATATCGTTAAAATCTCGCGTGATTTATCGAAAGAAGACCTGTTATTATTATTCCCCGACGACGAAAAGACGATAAATGATATTGCAGAAGGAAAAATTAATTTTGATACGATCGGTGTTGAAGGTGAGCCGCACGTCCAGGGGTTAGATTATCCGAAGACCAGTAATGTCGATACGGTTGCTGACGCAGAACGGTCGTATGATTTAATAGATTATTATTATAAAGAATTAGAAAAAAAATATTATGTTGTTGTGGCAGAAAAGGGAATTGTAAAGCAGGCGGAAAGTAAAGAAGAAGCGAATACCCTGGCGGCGCAGATGCAAGGAAAAGTAGCATCGAAATCTGTGCCGGTAATACGCCACGCGCAGGTTGTGGGGAACCATATTTTATACGACGACGTATGCTGGACGTACCCGAGATGGAAAGGGTTTCCGATAATCCCGTATTTTGCCGAGTTGATTACTGAGGATTTAGAAGATTGGTCGTTGAAGGTACAGGGTGTTGTGCGGGTAATTAAAGATTTGCAGGAAGAATATAATAAGAGAAGAACGCAAGAGTTAAGACACTTAAACGCATCGGCGAATTCTGGGTTTGATATTGAAGATGGGCAGTTAGACGAAGAGAATTTAACGAAGTTAAAAGAATACGGATCTTCTCCCGGCGTGGTTATTGTCAGAAAAAAAGGCAGTAACCCGCTGATCCGTATTACCCCGATGCCGTTGTCGCAAGGACACGCGCAGTTAGCTGCAGAAAACGCTCAGGATTTAAAAGAAGCCAGTGGCGTTAACCCCGATTTATTAGCGAACGATTCACAGAGCCAGTCCGGTCGTGCGATTTTGTTTAAGCAACGGCAGGGATTAGTGATGGTGCAGGAGATGTTAGATAATTTTTCAGAGACGAAAAAGTTAATTGGCCGGTTTATTTTATCGCAGTTTAAAGAATTGTTTACCGTCGAGAGTGCAATGAGAATTTTAGGTGATTCGTATATTGCCGAGACGTTTAAGACACCCGTAAATATTATTTTAGAGCGCGGGTTACAGAAAGTCGAAGAAGGAAAAGAAAACGAAATTTCTCAACTCGAAGGGGCAACGATGTTGCAGTATCCGAACATGTCTAGTGACCAGCCTATTGTCGACGAAAGAAACCAGCTTGTAACGACAACTGATTTTGATACAGCGTTTCAGACGATTAACAATATTCTCAATGATGCTGAGTTAAATAAGTACGACATAGCAATAGGTGAAGGGCCGTATCAAGACACAATCAGGCTGGCTAATTTTATGGACTTAAAAGACTTAGCTCAGCAAGGCGTACCGATACCTCCGAACGTCTTGATTGAAATGAGTATGATCCCGCCGAACGAGAAAAAAGGGATATTAAACCAGTTAGAAGCTCAAGCAGCTGCGCAGGCGCAAGCTACGCAGATGGAGCAGAAAAAGAGCGCAGCTAATGGCGAATAGTTCCGATAGGTACGGTGCAAACTGTGATTATTTACGTCAACGGTATGGGTTGCCTACTACCGCGAATTTATACGAACTCGTCGACCGTGTAGTCGTCGAATTAAAAGCTCTAAAGGAGATGAAAGATGACGGAAGAATCGAAAGTGGTTATCGAAGAACCAGTAAAAACCAATGAAGAACCTGAAATTGTCGTTGAAGGGTTATCTGAAAAAGAAGTTGAGATGGGAAGAAGTAGCGGCGTTATTCCCAAAGAGGTTGAGGAGAAGAAAGATGAACACACAGAGCAGCCCGTCGTTGAGGCCAAAGCAAGTTTTGAAGAAGTCGAAAAAGACGAAAAGCTATTAGAACGATATAGCAAGCCTGAAAAAGGCTTGTATATGAAGTGGAAGATTGATAAACATAAAAGACAAGAAGCACAAAAAGAAAAAGACGAGCTGCAAGCGAAGTTAGATTTAGTGCAAGTTAAGACAATGGCTTATTCGAATAAATTGAATAAGCTAAAGGACATGCTGAAGAAGGGCGATGAGTTAACTGCCGACCAGCTCTTAACGATAATTGATGAGGGGAAAGAAGAAAAATCTGAGGAAGCTGAACCGCGAGCACCGGCAGATGTTCTAAAAGAAAAAATAGCGACGAAAGCGCAGTTCGCCGAAAAAATTGGCGAAACGAAATATGATAATTTTAAAGAGATTGCAAATCTAGCGAAAGAAGTTATTACGAATGATACGACTGGGACGTATCAGGAACTCATAGATAAGTCTTTTACCGACGATAAAGTCGATGAAAATATGTTGGTTGAGCGGGTAGTAAATATAGCCCGATTAAGTCCGAAGTTTTCGGAATTGACAAAGACAGTTGAACCAGAGAAGAAGGAAGAAGCTAATCGGGTATTGAAGAACGCTCAGAAAAAGGTTAGCAGTGCGGCGTTGCCGAGTTCAGGAGGAAAACGTGTCGTCAGTGAAGACGAATTAACAGTAGCAGATGCAGCTAGGTTGAACACCGAACAGTGGGGAAAGTTAAGCGATAAAACGAGAAAACGAATTTTAATGGGGCAAGACCCTTAAAAGGAAGGAATAAGAAATGGCAAATTCCATCAGTGTTGACAGCCTTAGGCCAGAAATTTGGCAAAAGGAGCTGTATAAAGATGTCATGGATAATTTATACTTCACCAAGAACGGGTTGATGGGTGAAGGGCCGAATAATATTATCCAGATTAAAAACGATTTAAAGAAATCACCGGGCGATCAGATTACGTTGCCTTTAACAGCTAAGTTGACCGGAGCAGGTGTTTCTGGCGACGCTGAGTTGGAAGGTAACGAAGAAGCTATCAGTCCGTATTCTGATGCTGTTGTAATTGATCAGAAAAGATTCGCTGTTCGTTTGACAGGTAAACTAGACGAGCAGAAAAACGCGTATAACATGCGCGCAGACGCGAAAGAAAAACTTTCGATTAGGTTACAAGAGTTTATTGAACGGCAAATTTTCTTGAAGTTAGGCGGTGTGGCACTTACTCATTTGCCGGACGTTAATGGCACAGTGTATTCTGCCGACGCTGCATGGTCAAATACTGGTGATGCTGTTCCTACCGCTGATTCTGCCGCTGGGTATGGCGCACGGTATCTTTGCGCTGATTATACCAACGGTGCTGACAGCTTGGCAACAACTGACCTTTTGACACCCGAACTTATTTCACGGGCAAAAGCAAAGGCTATTACCTGCACGCCGAAAATCATCCCGCTTAAAATTGATGGACAGAATTATTATGTTATGTTCGTTCATCCGTGGCAAGCATTTGACTTAAAGAACAACGCGACATTTGCTCAAGCTCGACGTGAAGCCGATGTCCGTGGTAAAGATAACCCAATCTTTACTGGTGCTTTAGGTATTTGGGATGGTGTTGTTATTAAAGAGCATGAATATGTTCCGTTTTTGGATATTAGTAATAGTGTGACTGGTTACACTACTCCTAATAACTTCGAACTGCAAAGTTCCGGGACGGATTATAGTGCAGACTGTTTCCGCGCGTTGTTATGCGGACAGCAAGCTGGCGTTTTTGCTCAATGCACAAACGATAATGGGTGGGTTGAAGAAACTTTCGATTACAAAAATAAAGTCGGGTTTGCTACCGGCATTATTGGCGGTATTCAGAAAGTTACGTTTAACTCAAAAGATTACGGCGTTATTTCAGTCGACACCGCAGCGACGGCGTTACTTTAATTGTTTTAATTTTTAATTAAGAAAGGAAAAATAAGATGGCGCATACACCCGGTACTTTATACGCAACTGAGTTTGCTGGCGGATACAAGTCTGTTACTGTACTTGTTGACGCTGGGACTCAAACGGGGACAGTTACGGCTACTGGTTTGACAACGATTAGGGGTGCTGTTGTAACTTTAGCAGAAGCTCCTACGGCAAACGCATCATTAGTCTCTGTTCTTGGTATTAGTGGTAATACTTGTACTGTTGTCGAGTATACTCCGCAAGGGACAATGTGTACTCAAACAGCACTTGATTTTTACATTACTATGATTGGCGAGTATTAAAAACGTAAGGGCGGGGGAGAGGAAACTCTCCCCTGTCTTTAATTGAGGTTGTATGAAAAAAGAGTTACTTGTCGGCTGCGGGAGCCGAATTAGAAAAGACCTGTTCTTTGACAAATTCGAAAAGTTTGAAAATGTTACGACGCTGGATAACAACCCCGCGCATCATCCAGATGTCTTATGGGATTTAACGAAACATCCGTTACCGTTTAAAGATAACGAGTTTGACGAAATCCATGCTTACGAAGTCCTCGAGCATTTAGCGTATCAGGGGAATTACGAGTTTTTTTTCGCTGAGTTTACAGAATACGCCAGAATATTAAAACCAAATGGATTGTTTTTTATATCAGTACCAGCAGCAGATAGTTCTTGGGCGTGGGGGGATCCCTCGCATAAACGAATACTGAGTGAAGAAACTTTTTCATTCTTAAACCAGCTGGAATATGAACAGATTGGTAAAACTACGATGTCGGATTTCCGGCATATTTACAAAGCTAGTTTTAAAAAAGTTTACGTTCATAAAACGGCGAATAAATTATTTATTATCTTGGAGAACGTAAAATGACAATTATGATTTTAGTTCCGATTTATAAGGCAATGGACGCTGCGAGTGTAATTTCCCTCGTTGATTTTCATCAGTTGCTCGTCGAAGATGGACACAAATGCAAATTTGTTTTTGTTAATGGATTTAATGCAGTCAAGGCTCGACGATTATTAACCGAGCATTGTGCAAAAAAAAAGCATGAAGCTGATTATGTTTTATGGTTAGACAGCGATCATGTGTATAAGAAAGAGCACTTATATTCGTTACTCGAAAGAATGAAAAAAGAAAATCTTTCGATGTTATCAGCGACGTATAAATTACACGGTAGTTCAGAAACAGTTCATGGCATCACTGAAAATGGAATTTTTCGGCATTTTAAAGACGAAGAATTAAAAGAAGAGTTAATCGACTGCACTGTTGTTGGGTTTGGGTTTTTAGTTATGACACATAAATTCATACAGGATTTATACGAGAAGTACGGTGACCAGTTATTTGTTTTTGACGCAACGACTAATATGACAGAAGACGTAAAGTTCTGTAGTTGCGTTAAAGAATTCGGGCATCGAGTATGTTTTGACCCGAAAGTAAAAGTAGGACATATCGAATTAGCGGTGAGGTACTAACATGGACTTTAGTTTTATCTTACCGTCGAGAGGTGAGCATGACGCCTTGAAGTTAATGCTCGATTCGTTTGAACGAACAACACATAAAAAAGACAAGTTAGAAGTTTTGTTTTTGTTTGACGAAGGGACAGCAAAAGACGCGCCGGATTTTATAAAATCTCAGGAATATGGATTTGAAATTAAATGGTTTTATCGCCCAAAATCAGATTGGTGGACAAGAGATTATCTTAACTTCTTAGCAGACCGGTCAGTTGGAAAAAATGTTTGTGCGTTTAACGACGACGCGTGGATAAAGACGATGCACTGGGACGATAAATTAAGGCGGCATATTAAGGAAAGCAGATGGTCGTTATATTTTATAGATATACCAGATTCGGCTAGGATAAAGTATGCGCACACGTTTCCATGTTTCCCGATGATTGCAAGAAAGGGTATGTTAATTCTAGGAAAATTTTTTGATGAGCGAGTTAAGATTTATCCAGCGGATCGAGTGTTATTTGAAATCTATCATCATTCAGGACGAATCATTAAAGCGGATGATGTTTATATTCAGCATGACCATATATTAGAATATAAAGACCCTAAAAAAGAAAATTTAATGAAAGTGTTTAAGGAACAAACAAAAGCTGGAGAATTAAGTAATATTGATGTAACAGATGAAGTAATGGCAATTTTGCGTTGGGGACAAGAAGATTTTAAAAAACGGCCAAGTAAATTAAGTAGAATAATAGACATAATAAAGGAGAACTAAAATGGCATCGACGTATGTAGATAATTTCACGCTTACCGATACGGTAAATACTCAATCAGTATCAGCGACGCAATATAACAGCAACGAAGGTGGTGCTGGTGGTTTAACACCTGATAGTTATGCACCAACCAGTTCGACGACACATACTATCCCGACTGCTTTACGGTCAATGGCAACTGGTGCATTACTTGATGATGGGTATAGCCAAAAAAGTTTATATGAACTTTTGCTTATGATCCAAATTAATTGGGATACAGCAATGGCGTCGTTAGACGATTCTAGTGGTGTTAATAGTACGACGTTTGTTTCAACGGCTGCTATTGGAGAAGGTTTAGCAACTACGTTAAACGGAAATTATAATTCTGCATTTGCAACTTCGACGATTGGAAAAAAAATTGGATTAGAATTTGATTCTCGGATAAATCTTGCTCCTAATGGAATTGGGACTAGAGAATTAGCAATCTTCTGTCAAGCAATAGCAACACAGTTAGCAGTGTGTACCGCACTTTGTGATGCTGATTCAACATTGACAGATGAAGATTATGCTTCTTCATTAGACATTACTTTTACGAGTAAAACCGGAACAGCAGAAGTTCTTGGCGTGGCTTTTGACATTACAAATCCATGTTCATTTATTCAGCCAAAAGGAATCAAGCAAGACGCATTAATTGATTTCTTAAACACTGTTGTAACTAATATGAACGCTCTTTGGGTAAAACTCGACGCTGATATTTAATAAAGGAGAAAGTAATGAATTTAGCTAACAATAACTCAAGTGATCTTGGTGTGAGTATCACATCTAATACCGCCGTTCATTCTCGTTGTCGTGGAGTATGGATTGGAGTTTCTCAATCATTAGATTTTAGTTTTGATGGTAAGACATGGGTATTATTTAAAGGATGTACGGCAGGGACAGTGTTGCCTCTTCAAGTAGTTGGGGCAAGAAAAAATGCTGGAAGCGCAGCTCCTGACGCAGGGGACATTGTGTTTTTATACTAAGGAGATTAAATGAAACTTGGATTAGGAATTGGAATTCCGGCGACTTCGTCCGGGATGAGTATTCTTCAACAACTTCAAAATATCCCAGGTGGAGGATTAACTTTTTTCAAAGATTATCGTCCTAACGCACCTTCATTAAACGCCGACTACTCCGTCGGGTCACCTACCGCGACATACTTCGCATCACGTTCCGCATCGGATCCTGGAACGGATATAGATTCAAATGGAATTATCCAGTTGTTAACAACCGCCGATGTCCGTCGATGGAAAGGCGGGTATTACGACGAGACAGGATTTCACTTACAGTCCGGCGAGATGATCGAGTCTGCGGGGACGAATTTGTTTTTATGCGGATTGATAAATAGTTCTGTTTTGGCGGATACAGACGGATTCTATATTTCAACGACAAAATATATTAATGTTCAGTATAGTAATTCAGGGGCATCGACTAATTCCATTTCTACGGATTCTGTAAGTTATGGTGGAAGGTCTATACAAATCGAAATCACAAATGCCGGAACAGTTGGTGCATCAGATATCAGGGCCGGAAATTCAACTACCATTAATTTAACAAATGGCACTGTTTATACATTATCATTTTACGCAAAAGCGTCAACAAATAAAACTATATCAGTTTTATCTTTGAATGGAGATACGGGATTAAATCAAACGGCAGATATAACTACTTCTTGGGCTAGATATTCTTTAACCTGGACAGCAAATGCAACTGCTGGAACAAACATAAGATTTTATTTAGGAAACAATGGATTATACACTATAAATTTTGAGTCAATCCAACTCGAAGCCTCTCCCTACGCCACGTCATTCATCCCCACGACCACATCGGCGCTGACGAGGCCAGCGGAGGTGTTGAAGTATGAGACAGCAGGGAACCGGACGGCGGCGAGCGAGACGATATACGTTAAGTTTGCGCCGGAGTTTACAACAGAAGCAGCCAACACAACAAGAAGTGATTTATTTGGAGTTGACACTAAAAATAGACCGATTTATAAACTTGGAACAGCAACTGCGTGGAGTTTTCAAGCAAATTCGACAGACTCATCAGGAAATTTTGTTTCTTCTGTTACTAATCCTACAAAAAATTCTTCTATTGTATATGCTCTTACAATTTCTCATGTATCTCCGTATTTGAATATGTATGCCAATGGAGTTTCTGAAGCGACGGAAACTTCCGATGATTTCACAAACAACAGTTGGGGTAATTATTTCTATATTGGTTGTGGAAATGCTTCAACGAATCAAGCAAATAGTGTTATCCAATCCGTCGCCATCTTCTCCGGCGCACACGACGCAGCAACGGTGGCTGCTGTGACGAATATTCTTAACGCGGGAGGGCTATAAAATGTTCGCACCTTCCTATAAAGAAATTACTGTTAAGACTACCGTCAAGAAAGTATCCTCTTTCGATGGCGACCGATACGTCCCCGACCTTCCCAACCTTTCCTACGGTCTCGTTCTCGTGTTCTGCGACGGTGTAAACTATTACGGGTATCCTCTCCCCGCTTCAACTCTTGGTAAGGACTGTATCGCTCATGTTGTCTACCATTCTGAAGACGATAAGACGATGCAGGAGTTAAAAGGAAAACTCGGCA